CCCTCGGCTTCGAGATAAGACCAGCCGCGCCGGTTATTCGGGAACTGCCCCCTAGTCCTAAGACATACGGCGTACCACCTCAACTCCGAGCCACCATGGTAAGTGCCTACTATCGTGCGGAGTACGGTCTGGTCAGAAACAAAAAAAGCTGTTTGGTCTGCACCCTGGTGAGAGTCCCTTGGGGGTAAGTCAAGGGCAGGGCACATACCAAACAGCTCTATCCGCTCTCACACAGACAAGCACATTGTAGTCAAGCTCGCCAAGGCGCGGTAAGGCGCGCTAAGGCGCGCAAGCTATCTGTCCGACAAACGGTTGATTGTCAGTTATATACGTACGTTCCTAGTGTTCGCTTTAGAGTATTATCCCTACTGTAGTACCAACCTAAAGGAGAAACAAATGGATTACAAAGTAGATGAAGCAGACCTGTATGAGCTAAGAAGCAAAATTGCCTGGATGCAATACAGGCTTGCATCGGCTTCTATGAACCTATGTAGTGATTACGGCAGGCTGTCAGCACATAACATTGCTTACTTCGATAAGGTTTTCCAAGACTGTGAAGACCTAAAGACCATTGTCAAGGTCATCAAGAACCGTCAGGTTCGCAACAGCATCACAACCTGCTTTGATGAGACGGAGGCAGCATGACTAGCTTTGACACTGAATCAAGACGTAGAGCAATCTGGGCAACCGATGCTCGCAAGATCGTAGACGGCCGTGCTGCCGACGTTTATTTAGAAAAGATCGGCCAAGCAGAGCGTGAAGACATAAGCCACATAGAAGCAGTGCAGTGGGGTCTGAAGCTGCAAGATGTCATTGGTCGTGAGGCTGGTGCAAGGCTCAAGATGGAACTCAAAGAAGCGGACTATGAGTTATTCCACCCTGAGCACAAATGGATGGCTAGTCACTTTGATTTCATCTCTGCTGATGGCACGACACTTGTAGAGGTCAAGAACTACAACCAGAGCAAACGGAACCAATACGATGCAGAGACTTTACTTATGCCTGCGGCCGACAGAGCACAATGTATTCATGAAGCTACGGTACACAGGGTACAGCGTATCGTACTTGCGGTGCTCTTTGGGGGACAAGAACTGGTACTTATCGACAAGGAAGTATCAGACGCTGAGAAAGACTCGCTCATACAACTGGAAGCTGAAGTATGGGCCTCAGTACAGACCAAGCAGCCTCCAAGCGCGACTACAGTGGATGCGGCAAAGAAACTCTACCCAGTATCCACCTCGACTGGGGTTCTAGCCAATGCTCACCTCGAGCAAGCCTGCCAGCAACTGAAAGCAATCAAGAACCAAATCAAGCAGTTTGAAGAAGCAGAAGAGAAGCTACAGGCTCTCATCCAAGGGCACATGAAAGAAGCAGGCTCACTCATCACATTTGATGGCAAGGTGCTTGCAACATGGAATAGTGCCAAGCCTGCCAAACGCTTTGATCCAAAGCTACTGCAAGCAGAGATGCCTGAAGTCTATGAACGCTACACCTTTGAACAACCTGGATCACGGAGGTTTTTAATCAAATGAATTTTCTAGAAGCATTCAAACATATGAAAGACGCTGGCTTTAGTGACAGCGATGTGATTCGCTTGCTGTCTTGCTGCTCAGAACCAGAGACTGCACTTGAGTTTGCTCAGTATTGCATCGCCATGAAGCAAGCCTGGAACATGCTTGACGCATTGAACCCATTGTCAAGTCAGGTTGTACTTCGTGACGGCGCTTGGGGCTTTGAGAGCAAACCTGATGTTATTACGCTTGGAGGCTGGCATGAGCAATTTAGTTGATCCAAACAAACTCGATGTCAAGGTCATTGAATCAATCGTTACCAAGGGAGACTTAAGTGCTCTTGATCAAAACCAACTCGTTAGCTACTACAACTATCGTTGTTCAACAGTCGGTCTTGACCCAAGTGCAAAACCTTTTGATGTGCTCTTGCTTAACGGAAAGAAAGTCCTGTACGCAAACGCTAGTGCCACGCAGCAGTTATCTAGTGTGCACGGACTGTCCGTTACGCTCACTAACCGAGAGCGAGTTGAAACAATCTATATCGTTTCTGCAAGAGTCACTGGAAAAGATGGAAGAATTACAGAGAATCAAGGCGCTGTGGACATCGGTGGACTCTCAGGAGAAAAACTAGCCAATGCCCTGATGAAAGCTACAACCAAGGCTATTAGACGCACAGTGCTTGCTCACTGTGGATTGGGGATGCTTGATGAAACGGAGGTGGAGACGATTCCTGGGGCTGTCGCTGCGCCAATCCATATGCCGGTTGATATACCGATTCCGCAGGTTTCTGAGGTCATTGAAGGTAAGTTCAAACTGATGGTTCCTGAAGGTGATCGAGCCAAGGTTTACAGCTCGCATCAAGACGAGATGCAGTGGCAGGATAACTTCTTTGGTTTGATTGGCAAGATCGCTGATTCCAAGAAGATGAGCAATGAGGAGAAGAACGCTAAGTTAGCGTCCCTCTTTCGTGTCAACCACGAAACCATCGATAAGTTTAGCGGGGTTGCAGCCATCTCTTGGAAGAAGCGCTGTCACGATCATGAGGTCGAGGGTTTTATCCCAAAAAAGGTAGTGACTCTGGATGCGATGGAGGACGATCTGGAAGTTCTAAATTGACGCAGACGCAGGCAGTGCTTGAGCGTTTGAAACAAGGAACGCTCACGCAACTGCAAGCCTATGCAGAGATTGGTTCAACAAGGCTCGCAGCCAGGGTCGAAGAACTGAGAAAGCAGGGTCACACGATTGTGACTCACACCATCAATCGAAATGGCAAATCATTTGCCGAGTATCAATTAGTGAGGAAATCATGAGTTCAAGCAATTACAAGAACGGGCCAGGACAAGGCAGTTTCTTTCCAGTCAAGAACAAGAAGCATGAGAAGGCACCTGACTGGGATGGGTACATTATCTGTGATCAGGACTACAAGGCAGGTGAGCAGATCAAGATTGCAGGCTGGGTCAAGCGTGGTACTTGGGGCGAGCTATTCAGCCTTAAGATCAACAACTGGAAGCCTGGTGATATGCCAGCACCGGCAAGGGAAGTGATGCGTTCAGACGAAGATGTACCGTTCTGATCATGATTTGCCCTAAGTGCGCTGAGCAAGGGCAGTTGAACGATAGCGTTGTGCTGGACTCACGACGCTACTACAACCGCAACACCTTGCAAGATACCTGGGTGACTCGCAGGAGAAGATGCGTTTCCTGCGGTTACAAGTTCACAACCTATGAAACCTTGAAGGGAGTCGATGAGCGTAAGTACATTGCTTACGATGAAGCAGTAAGGGAGGATATGGCGTGAACGATCTGTCAGATTGCAAGCTCAAGGTGCTTAAGTATCTTTCCAAGCGAAAGACTGAAGCCACCTTCAAAGACATTCAACTGCAAACCAGGCTTGGCATTCCGACAGTCAAGTACGTCATTCGTGCACTGCTCTACAAAGGTCACATTAAGAAGCGAACACAAAAGATCGATTGCGTAACAGAGCGTTTCTACACTTTTGCCAGTTGGGAACCTGTAGAGAAAGAACCTGTTAAGAATCCTATCAAGTTCACCAAGACCCGTATTACGATAGAAAACAGATTCTTTAATAATCCGTTTAACGTTGGTGCGCCATGAATGAGATCAGTCGTGAAGAGTTGCTAGCCAAACTGGATACGCTCTATGAACTCACCAAAGAGTTACGAGCCATGCTGGCAAGAACTGATCACAAACTCAAGACAAGAGAAATGTTCATCAAAGCCTTACTCGACCCTGATGCTTTTGGCTACAGCGTAGAAAATATCGTCAGGGAAGAAGCCTGGAAAATCTTGCAAGGAGAACGTGATTGAGCAAGCTAGGCAAGACCAGAGGTGCAAGCTATGAGCGAGAGGTCTGTAATGCGCTCTCAGATCGATTAGGAACGAAAGTAAGCCGTGTACTAGGGCAAGCCAGAGATGGTGGCTCAGACATCGATTTAGGCCCGTTTGTGATCGAATGCAAGCGTCGCAGGAAGATTGCACTCTACGAATGGATGGAACAAGCCAAGGTGTCAGCCAAAGGTGAGAAGATGCCAGTCGTGATTTGCAGAGCAGATGGTAAAGAGAGTCTGGTGATCTTTACGCTTGACGATGCCATCACGCTCATGCAGAATGAACTTTGATGTCTCCGGTGAATCTGCCACTAGGTTAGCGCTGGGAGCAAGCGCCAGCAGATAGCTCCGCCCCTCAAGTTGGCTCACGACGAGCCTTTTGCCCCGTCCTAGCGACGGGGTTTTCTTTTGGCCGTCTTTGCCGCTTCTCGAAAATTCTTGGCGGTGGGAGCGCCTGGAGCACCAGGCTTGCGCATACGCTCACCCGATCCTGCTTTGATACGCTCTCTCTTAGCTGCAATGTTTGCGTACAAACCTGGTTTCATTTAACACCTCCAACGTCTTCTAGCGGCCTTGCCTCTTGGCCCAGACCATGATCTTGATCTCGCACAGAAACTCTTCTTCCTGGCACGTTCTTTAGGCGTTCGAGGGTTAGGTGCAGGTGCTTGCAGATTGGAGCCTGTAGCCCTGTTATAAGCCTTCCTACCGGCCTCTGTCATGCCACCACCCTCAGAGACAGACTGGAAGTGCCTGCCCTTGCCTCTGGTGGTCTTTGCTATTGGGTTTGCCATGCCTACCTCATCATCAGTGCTTCAGCTTGCCTACGCCTTGTTAGCCCTGGTAGTACGCGACCTGCTGCTTTGTTCCACTTCACGCATTCTATGGCCGCATCTTCCCAATTGCTAGCGTCTATACGCTTCTTAAAGGTGCTGACGCGGTAATTACCTAGTCCAAGGTTATACGCCCAACTGATGACTGCTGCAAAGCGTCTAGGTTTAGCTTGCAGTAGATTGGGTGAGAGTTTTACCAGCCCTGATGTGAAGTACCTGACATGCTTCTGAAGGGCATCTTCAGCTTGTTCTTTTGTCCAGACAGTGTATTGCCTAATATCACGACCAGTAGAACCGTAACCAATAGTCCAAGGGTCGCCACCAGTAGCGGGGTCAGGATAAGCGCAACAATCACCATTAGGAAGACGTTTAGCGTAGCCTTCAAAGGGTTTGATGAGTACGTTTGTGGCAAGCTCAATCGCTTCATTCACTTGTACTTCTCTATGCTGCGACCGACAAACCAGAAGGTGAGCACCATCGTGAACAAACCAAAGTCGTCTTCATCCCAAGTTTTGACTAAGACTTCTGCCCAAGGCGCACCCGTTTGAAATGCAAGAACAAGCGAAGCCGTCTTGACTGCTGCGTACATAGTAAATAATGCCCAGGTGATTCCTGGACGTACCAGGGCTGAGATTCCAGCCACAAACCAACCTGCTGCCTTAGCCGTTTCAGCCTGTTCTTCAAAGGCCGATTTGATCGTATCGAGTTGCTGAACACTGTAGTCAACATACTTTTCCTCCATACGATACTGACCTTTAAGTTTCTCAAGATCAGTCTGCAATTGGAACATGTTGAGTTCATGCTGACGTTCATTCTTTTTATCGAGGAACTTCAGCACTTCTGGTGCTAGCCGAAACAGGCCACCAAATATAGAACCTAGTAAACCACCTGATAACAGGTCAAACATTACTTGTTCAAGATTTGATCAATGCGGGTATGAGCCTTATCTGCCGTTAGATGAAGATGCTCAACCTTTGCTTTAAGTTCTGCTAGGTCTGATCGAATCGCCACATAAGCACCAAAGGCTCCAGCGGCAGCACCAATCAATGCTTGCAAAACCACTGACATCGAGATTTCCATTTACGACAATCCCTCTCCTGGCGTGATATACAGATTATGCGTACCTGTATCAACAATGGCTGCAAAGTAAACAGGTCTTGTTACATTAGCCTGACCATTAGTAATAACAATTCTACTATTGGGAGGCACAACAAAACCATATTGAGGACTACCAACTGTTGGTATAACCGCAGCAGTGCTGCTATCTGCACCAGTCTTTACAAAGATTTCATGATTTCCATCGTTGTAAAGTGCAAATTGATTTGCAGGCGTATCAGAATAAACAGCAACATTGCTTGAGGTCGTACTCACACTTAATAGGCAAGTCTTGCCCGTGGCAAGAAAAGCAATATTATTTGCCACTCTTTCCCCGCCACTGCTCGGCAGCCGTCATCGTGCCATAGCAGGGAGCGCCATTGGTGAACTTGGGCTGGAAGTTAGGGGTGACTTGCTTAGGTGTAGCAGCAACGGGTTTAACTGTCACTTGCTTGCTTACTACTTTCATCATCGTCATCATGCTTTGTTTCCTTCATTAAAGAGGGTAAAAACACCGTGATGGCAAAGATCAACAACGCAGCGAGTCGTTCATAAGTCGGCCCCCACATTGTCCAGCAAGCCAGCGCAAAAGTCATCGACAATGCCAAGATTGTCAACACCCTAGCCACCACCAATTTCAAAGAAACACGTACTACTTTCAACAGAAGATTTGAATCCATGCTCAGCCTCATGGGTTAGTTTAAGGTTCACGAATGTTACCTTAATTCGCCTCTTCTTCGTCATCATTCATAAAACCACTTCCCCACGCTGCATCGTCTGCTTTCAAGCGTATGGCTTCTAGTTTCAAAGCACGGTCAATAACCCGTGTTTTATCAACCATTGAAGCCGCTGGGTCAGCCATAACTTCTGCCAACAACTTGCTGATCGCTTCTTCGAGCGCAGGGTTAATACCTGCCTGCTTTTTCCTCATCGGGTCATGCGGCGCTTAGGTTGACGGTCAGGCATCTTTGCAGGCATACGTCCTAGTGCTCGCTGTGCTGCAAGCGAACCTGCCACTTCATTGCGCCCTGCTTCAGCAGCCTGTGCTTCCTGGCGCTTCATCTCTTTGTTGCCTTCTGCTTTCATCATGACATCGTAGTTCATCGCATACCTCTCTTCGTTTTGCGAGCCTTGGAATAGGCAATAGCCGCAGCTTGTTTGACTGCTGCACGTTTGCTAGCAGGACGGCTGGTGCCAATCTTGCCACTTTCTTTGTAACCACGCACCATCCCACCAATGTTGGTAGAGATTGTCTTTTGACTGCTACCACGTTTAAGGGGCATTACTTTCTCCTTCAGGCACTAAGGAACCAGCCTCTGCTGCAAGTACATTTCTAGCAAGCGTCATCAATAAATCAACACGTTGAGGCTCAGGCGTTTCTAGTACACGACGAAGTTCAGCGGGGTTAGAAACAATTTCAGCCACTATGCGGCGCAATGCTGGGGCATAGTCACCTCTCAATGCTTGCGCACCAAAAATGCCGCCCACTGTCGCCGGTACGCCAATAGCTGCATATAAACTTTGGCCGCCCAGACCAGCAAGCGTTCCGCCAACACCAACTAAACCAGCAACTGCATACTGTCCTCTTCTAGCTTTTACAACTTCTTTTCGGATTTCATCGGTAAAGGCCGATTCTGGAGTCATAGTCCCGACGGCTTTACCTGCGGCAATTTTTGCCTTCTCCACTGCATTACGAGCAATTTCAACCGCTTCAACCAAAGCACGAACTTCTGCAAGTTCATCTTGCCTGTATAAACCTGATGCTTTAAGTGCAGGCTCAATATTGCGGTCATACATGCTCATGAGTTTGTTTACATCTGTGCGAGATAAAGATTCACGAACAGCAGACTTAAATGCGTCAACAGATTCAGGAACTTGTTTAACAGCATTTGCCATTGCCTCGATGTCTTTCTGGCTTGACGAACCTGTTAAGCGTTTGAAGAACTCATCTGATGCGTTTTGCTGACCAAAAGAAAGATTCTTTCTAATCTGATCAGCTTGAGCAGCAGCTTCTTTTTCAATCTCAGATACCCTGCCTGCAAGCTGACCTCTTGCTTCTGTAACCTCTTTACGCAACCTTGATGCGGCGCTTTCCTTAGCAAGACGCAATGCTTCCTGCCTTGGTTCAAGAAATGCTGTAACACGCTTGGCTGCTTGCCTTGATAGTTCTTCAGCGCTTTCAGCAGCTTTAGCACGAACTGCTTCGGCAGCAGGAACCGTAACAGGTTGGCCTTGCTGTATTTTTCCTGTTAGCTGACTAATCTCTGTTTCTGCCGCTTTGCCAGCAGCACCAAGTCTAGCTGCTTCCGTTCCTGCTTGGGCCAGTCTTGATTGCAAGTTAGTTAATTGATCACGTAATGCTTTGAATTGTGGCAACACAAGCCAATCACGATTACTGTCAATAGTTCTAGCAACATCTTGCGCTGTACCGCCGCGCATTTGATCGTTTAAATACTTTGTCGCCAAGTTATTAACGAGAGCTTGATCGCCACCAACAAGGTCAGTAAAGGTCTTAACGCTTTCTTGAGAACTAAACAATCTTGATGGTATTTGCGCTGGATCAGATATAAATCGTTCGCCAAATGGCGTTTGCGCAGTAAGCACCTTACCTTGCAACGTATTGAACTGATTGATTGGCTTGCTAGCCTGAGCGTAATTGTTTAAGTAACGACCGAATACTTCATCACCAACAAATTGCCGCTGCATAGCTTCAACAGCTTTTGCTAAATCACCAGCTTCTATTGAACTAATTGCAGCAAACCCTTCGTCGCCACCATAAGAACGGTCACGCAAACGTCTGCGTATTTCTTCAAGCGAATTAAACGAAACAGGTGTTTGCACAACAAACGTCTGCCCCGCTTCATTTACTTTTTCTTGCTTGCCTGTCACATCTGCTAGCAAACGTTTAAGCATTGGTTCGCGCTGAGGATCGACCTGGCCTGGCACTGCTCCTGCGCCAACTTTTGTTTTGATTAACGTTTCAAAATCTGCTGCCGCTGGGACTGCCCCCGCACTTTGCCCAGTCTTGCTAGCAACAATAGCTTCAATTGCATCAAGATCACTTTTAACTTGTTGCCTTCGATTATTTTTAAGTTGCTCAAGCCTTGTATTAGCTGCGTTTCTAGCTTCTTGTCCAATCGGAGACAACGTTACCCGTTCACCAAATTGGGCAAATCCTTGACCAGCTTCTTGCGTTACTCGCTCAGATTCAGCAAGAGCTGAATTTCTACGTTGAATTAAATTATCAATCTGGGTTTTAACTCGCAGCATTTCTTGCTGAGCCGCATCAGCCGCTTCTTGCTCTATGCGCCTTGCAATAAGTTCTGCTTCTTGCACACGTTGAGCGCCTTGCCCAGCCGCATTCTGCCTAACTCTTGCGCCTGCTTCAAATGCTCTGTTAACAGCATTCTGCGCATCTTTAACACTTTCATCTTGTATTTTACGAATGCTTCCATCAAAGTTTTTCTGTAAGCGTTCATTTTGTAAGTTACGAATGCTTGCATCAAAATCTTGTTGCAAACGTTGCACTCGATCTGCCGTCGCTGTTTTTAATTCTGAAATCAATTGATTGGCACGATTCTCAAGTTCACGACCAACTGTTATAGCTCCGGTTGTTCCTGCGCCGCCTTCAAGTTCTGCTCTAGCCGCTGCCAATCTTTGTTGTCTAGTAGCACCAACTTCAGGCAAACCACCTTCTCTAACAGTTTCTGGCAATCTTCTAACCAGGCTTTCAGCAACAGCTTGACGCATGGAAGGAACTAAAGGAGTAACGGCTCTTTCAATAGCACGGCCTACTGGATAAGTAACAAGCCCAGGAATCATTTCACCTGTCATGCCAGCAAGCTGAGTTACAACTGGCCCAGCACCTTGAGCTTTAGCCACTTGTTCTGCGGCACCACCAGCGGTTCCAGCAGCAAACGCGCCTCCAGCCATCTTAGCCGCCTCGCCAACTGTTTTTGGCTGTAAGGCTGACAACAATTGACTACCAACTTTTGCTGCTGTTGACGGCCCTCCAAGACGCTGTGCACCTATGGCAAGTTGAGCAAGCCTTGCTCCACCCGCAAGAACAGGAACGGCAGCGGTCGCTTGCAACCCACGCTCAAAGATTGATGGGCCTTTAGGAACTTGATCAATGTAAGTACCAGGAGGTGACTTTGCGCCACCAGGTATTTGGCTAAGAACATCAGTTGAAGGCGCGTCTTCCCAACCAGAAGTCTGCGCTTTTGGTCGTGCAACTTGTGTATCAGGCGCGTCTTCCCACTTGCTCATCACTGACTCCTTGGCCGTCTAGCAAATTTTCCAGTAGCAGGATTAGTCCCATATTCATATTTATCAGGCTCATAACTACCAAAAGCAGCAATTGCCTGCTGTTGTTGAGATTGAGACTGTGGTTGCTGTTGAGGCGGCTGGAATGTAAGGCTACCTAACGGCCCTAAATTAACACCCATGTTTGCAGCTTGTTCTGCTGCGGCATTAAGTCGAGGGCCAGCCGCTTGAGGCTGAGCTGCTCGGTAAGGATTGTTAATGATATTGTTTCTTGCACGTTCAAGAATCATGAGTTTTGTTGCAAAGTATTCTGGGATTGCTGAAGGATCATCACCAGGCCCAATAATTGATCTTCTCCAAGAATCTCTTTCATTTCCAGTAAGCGTTGCACCAAAAGCATCATGTCTATCTGGTATTTGAAATGCTTCAAACCGACGTATAAAGTTTTGCATTTCAGGGTCTTGCAAAAACTTTTGTCGATACTGAGCGACAACATTTCCAGCCATGTCAGTGCCAAAACCAAAAAACTTTTGCGGTTTTGCAAGAGCCATTCGTTGCAAGTCTTCCAGTTCGGCTTTAAGGTTATCAAGACCTCTTAACTGTTCTTGTTCTTTAGGGCTTAAAGCAACTGCTTTAGACCTATCTTGTTCAACCTTTCTGTTGAACTCAGCTAGTTTCAAAACAAAATTTTGATTAGCTAACGCTAACTTGTCTGAGCGAGCGCGAGCCTCTGCCGCAGCTTTTTCTTGCAACCGCAAGCTAAAGTCATCTGCTTTATCACCTGCCTCAACAGCGGCTCTAAATAATTTCTCTGCGTCTTGAAACCTTCCTTGAGCAAGCAGCGCCTTAGCAGCAGAGTTTTCTGTTTGCGCTTCAAGAATTGCTAATTCACCTTCTGCCGCTTTTCGGTCTGTTTGCAACAAACCCATAGCCTTGTTAAATCGATCAAGTATTTGTCGATTGTTTTCTTTAATGGCTTCTACGCTTTTGGTAAAAACATCAAGTTCACGCTTGTATACATCCTGTCTTCCTTGACGAAAACCATCCATTGCACCGTTGAGCGCAGCAAGACCTAAATTGCCAGAACGTTTTGATGCGCCGCCAACCAAAAAACCAGCAACAACGCTTAACCCCATGATGTTTCGAATGTCTTCAAGACTTGATTCTGAAGGAGCAAACAAAGGAATTTCTTTTTGCTGGTACTCTGGGGCTTCTACAAGCTCTCTTTCCTTTTTGGCAAATTCTTTACCAAGGGCTGATTTTTCTTCAGCCATTTGGGTTCGTAAGGCAGCCTGTTCTTCAAAATCTTTTTCAGCTTGACGTTGCCTTTCAATCATTAGTTCTGGCAATTCTTGTCTAGCCATTTCGCCTAATTGACTACGCCTAGCTAATGATTGTTTAGCCATCGAATCAGTCATTTTTGCTGGCTCACCACCAGCGGCACTAAAACGCTGCAACCTTTTAGTTACAGGGTCAGCCATACTAGTCAGGTCTTGCAATGCCATGTTAGCCACCCCCTGGGGTTGTCTGCGTCGTAGAAGTCGTTACTGGCGTTTGTACGTTGCCATAAATCGTACGGTACAAATTAGTCAACGTGGTATTTAGCATGTCACGAGTTGCCTGATCTGCTGCGTATCCGGCTTTAATCGCTGCTGCCTGGTACTGATCACCAATGCCTGCAATCTTCAACCCTTGATCTAATACATCTTGCGCTGCACGTTGTTCACGCATGACTGCTTGCGCCTGTGCTTGTTGCGCTGCGGTGCCAGACGTTAGTCCGCGCTGTGCTAACTGTTGACGCTCTCTTGCTGCAAGCGCTTCTAATTGCTGACGCTGCACTGGCGTGACTTGACCTGCTTGGCCTAGTCTCATCATCTCTTGGCCTAATGCACGTTGCGGCGCACCAATGGCAGCAATTTCACGCCGCATACGCTCGGCCTGTCTTCCAGCCTGCCTTGCTTGCAATGCTGCTGCTAGAGTACCAACGCCCGCTAAACCTTCTCTTGTACCAAGCACTTGTTTAGCGCCACCAAGAATCTGATCTTGAATACTTCTAGGCTGCTCTGCCTGTGGGAAATCCATCTGCATTTGCTTAGGATCGTAGTAACGAACCTCTGGGATTCCCATATCGCTTGGCAATCGTTGCGGTGCAGCAATAGGTTCAAACGTATCGTAGCTAAACCCTTGAGTTTGCATAGCAGGCTCAAACGTTTGCGCAGGCGGCTCATAAGTATCGTAAGTAAAACCGCTGCTTATTTCTGGCATAGATACGGGTTGCGTAAACGCTGCACCTTCATAACCAAATCCGTAATTTTCTGGGTCTTCTTGAAACTCAGGCAATCCTGTCATAGGATTGATGGTTCCAGAGCCACCATTAGCCTTGAGCATCTCTGCTTCACGAGGTGTAATGTGAGCAAGAACAGTGTCTTTGCCACGACCATGCTGGCGCACTAACTCAGCTAATCGCTGAATATCGACACCACCGAGTAAGGCTGCAAGTTGCTTTGCCATGATCAGATTCCTAATGCTCGACGTAGTTTCAAAGACCTAACATTCCATACTGGTTGCTGCTCTTCCTCACCAGTACCTTCAACATCATCACCCATACCTTCAGACAGTTGCACACGGGTAGGCAAGATGCCGGTACTTGCACCTGTATCTACAACCCTAGTCCCTGGCTTTGGCGTATACACGGCTTTAGGTGCTACTGCAAGTCGTTCTTCTGGAATGATGTTTGTTGTACCCGTGCCACCACCTATCGTGTCTTCTGCTGGCGGAGTCTCTGGTTCTGTAGGTGTTGGTTCTTGATCCAAACCTAAGAATCTGATGATGTCCTCATCCTCGCCATAAGTAGGAACTGTGTCTTGCGGTAAGGTGTCTACAACCGTGTCAAACGTTGGCGTGGTATCAATAACAGGCGTGGTATCGACAGCAGGCGTGGTATCGACAAAGCTAAATGTATCTTGCGCTCGAACAGTATCTTCTGGTGTATCGATATTGACTCGACCAGGATCAAACGTAAGATCAATTGATTCTGTAACTGATGGCGTTACTTTTGTACTTGTATCAACTTTTACTTCGGGCGTAACAGTTGGTGCAACATAAGGCTTGATGCCACGCGCTGTGTCGTTAACAAGCGTCGCCCATCGTTGATAGGCTGGCGTTGTTCCAAAAGTATCCGAACTGAAATCTATACCAGATTGCTGAGCAATTGCTTTTAGGTTTGCAATGTCTTGCTCAGTAGCGACCTTGCCATTCTCTTGAAAACGAGTTTGTATTAACGATGCAGCAGGATCAAACGTAAAGGTTTGAGCTGTTTCTGTAACAACAGGAACCGTAATGACTTGATCTTCTACAAGCGTTTGACCTGTCTTCGTATCAACCGCTTCAATGGTTTTCGTATTGCCTTTTGTGTCAATCACTAAGGCTGTGTTGTTAGTTGGATCAACGGCAACAACAATAGCGGTATCAGTCTGACCAAACCTTTGCTGTCGAATCAGTGCTTGTACAGCAGGATCAGCTTGCAATCGCTGTAAAACTTGCGCGTTGGTAGCGTTATTTCTAGTAAGTTCTGCAACAAAAGCAGCGCTTGTTGGCAATCCCATTCGGCCAAGCAGCGCAACAACATCTTGCTGTGATGCTGGCTGGTTAGCAACATCAATTTCGGCTGGCTTTTGTTCTTGAACGATCTTGCCGCCAGTAACAAGGTCACCACCTACTTTTACATCACCGTCGGTAACGACTTGACCACCAGGAACTATCTTTGTACCTGTATCAACATCAACACTAGGCCCAACTTTTGTAAACGTATCTTGCGTTTGACCTCTAGCAGCAACTGCCGCAAGAATCTCTGGGTTTGAACGTATGCGAGTTAATATTTCTGCGTTAGTAGGATTGCCTGCCATTAACGCATCCATCATGGACTGCGTTGGAGTGATGCCCATCTGACCAAGGAAGTTGACAACTGATGCTAGATTCGCAGCACCAGGAGGGTTCTCCGTTACGTCTGAAGCAACTCTTTCAGTAGGCGTGATGCCAGCAGAAGCAGCAAAGTCAGCAGCAGCCTGGTTCCTTGCTTCAACCGTTGGGTAAAC